CTTCGACTGAACTTCAAAAAAAGGATACTCGCTTATCAGGATGATATTTCGCATCATGATAATAATAATACGAATGTACCCTCTCATCAAAAAAATCCAATAAATGAGGGACTCTCTGAGATACAACTCTACGAAAACTTGACATTTGCCTCTGAAATTCATCACGCGAAAAATGTGACATTTCTTGGGCAAATGTATCAAAGCATGACAATAAAACCAAATCTTCTGGTACTTTACTTTTATACCAATAAGTTGATTCTATTACAACCTCTAACTTCAAAGGTGCTTTATAAACACTATCTTCATACACAAAACTTCTACCCAAATAACGTATATCTGATAAAGTATCCGTCCCTTCATGTATGTCCTTACTCCAATGAGTATATGAAATACAAAAACGTCGCATATAATGAGGAGCTAAAGTAGAACTAGTAATACCCGGTTTCTCTATGGTTATAACATTATCATCCCCGTAAACACACATTTCAAATTGATCATCACGTAACAACAAATCCTCAGACAAAATTATATAAGTCATAGCTATGTTTTGTAATGAATTATATATAGCAGTCATAAAATTACCACTCGGATTACTATCTTTGACCGTATAAATTTTATCACCACAAATGTGACGAGCATTAAAAATATGTTCAAACAACAAATTTCTAACCTTAGCATTTTGTTCTCCATCATCATACCATTCATTAATGTATTCCAAAATAACTCTGCCAACATATGCTCTCACACTACCATCAAATTTTGAATAATCCCCAGCAATCACAGATCCATTGAACTTATCCAACCGTTTATATAAATATGTCCAATCTTTAGAATGCACATTAATTCCAACATTAATTGGTTTAACAGAAGCAAAACTTTGAACGTATGATATAAAGTCCAAAAAATAGCGGCGTCCCAAAAACAAAAAATAAATGTCGCAGCTCGAAAATAATCGTGCTTTACCATCTAAAACTTTGCTGATGGGCAAAGTCTCATCCTTCAAAATATCAGCCCATAATACATCAATTTGATGTCCATCCCGCAACTTCTCCTCCTTTTGCAACAAGTGTTCCATAAATTCCGGTTTATATGCAAAACTATCATCTACTCGTTCAAGATAATATCCTTTGCCTTTCACTTGCATGGCAATCCTCGGCTCGTCTACAACATATCCGGGCGATGTATTAAAATTAATGGATGGAACAAGGCCATCACAGGTACCATTTAAACACTGCTCATAATCAAACAGACGCGTACTTTCTTTTTTCGGATACAGCTTGAACAAGTATGACTTCAATCTTCTTTTATCAAAGGGAACCTCAGTCATTTCTACTTGATCAAACTTTGCCAAAGCTTTATTCAAAGGTGAAATTATCTCACCAGTATCCGATGTAAAATCACTCAAATGAGTAGGAATACATGTTGGCAACCCAGCCCATCCATAAAGCGCACTTCGTTTAAACTTGGAACGCTTTGGATGATGATATGCCAACTCGCCAGGCACTATCTCATCAACCTTCAACGGAAATTCACACACGTTACTCTGAACTTCAAAGCCCAACAAAGTATTGAAAAATTCTTGAGTAATTGGCATTGCCGAACTAAATCGTGGACCCTTACCAAGATGCATACCAATAATTTGAACTTGCCCTTGAGGTCATTGAATAGCTATTAATGAACCAGACTGACCCTTAATAGTATCGTAATAATAATTTATGGGCGATTGTATTACAAAAGTAGTTCCAACACTATGGTATGATAATACTGTAGTATCAATGGCTTTATTAGCTCTTAAAGCATAAGGAA